CGTACCATGATGCAGTGCGCACACTCGTCGCACCTGCTTGGCAGGTCATTGACGTGCGATGTCGATCACAGATACTGGAATGGCCACAGGCATCAGGCAGAAGCTATGACACAGTCATTGCGACAATTGTCATATCGGAAATTGTTCAATAAGGGAGTAATACCATGCCACAAACGACCGCAGCAATCAATGGAGTCGCATCAATCGTCAGCATCAAGGTGGCTTCTGGCTCATACGTTGATATCTCTGGCTCAACGCAGAGTGTTGATGCAGCCACAGCGACCATCATGAATTCTGACACCTACACACTAGACGGATCTTCAGCAATCATCTTGCTTGGCAAGGTGGAGCCAGTAGATGTGACTGTGAACATCATCTACACTGAGGTGACGACCACAGAAGCATTCATGATTGTCAGTGGTGCATTTGCTGCGAAGAGCGCAGTGCAAATCAAATGGGCACCTAAGGGATCAGCATCAGGTGCAAACACTATCGAAACCAATGCGACTGGATACATCACATCATTGGATTATCCTGCAGTAGATGCTACGTCTGCAGATGCAATCATGGCGTCATTCACTGTGCGATGTCCAGGCATCACATACACCGACGTCGCATAATTTGGGTGTGCAGTCTTTGTGGGGAAAGACTGCATGCCAATCTCTTCCCCACACATTATTTTGATTGGAGCATCCCCACATGCACTACATCGTAGATGACAACAAATTGACCATTGGCGATCTCATCAAATTGCAGTCTGCAAAAGACGACATTGCCAGCATGGTTTCGATTCTGAGGAAATGTGTTGAAGTAGAGAATGGAAGCTTTGAAGACATTCCTGCAAAACATTTTTCCAAGATTGTGCGAGAGATTCTGGCTTCTCTGAATCCATCAATGGGAAACTAAAGAAGGCGCTCATGGCCCATCTATGGACAGGTGATGTGGCGCCAATGGAATATATACGACTGGTCATGTGTCGAGATGTTTATCACTGCACACCGACGGAATTGGAAGCAGTGCCATGGCAAACTATTCAGCAGGATTTGCTGATGATGAGCGTGGAGCGCACAGTGCAACAGCGAAGGATTAAGAAGTAATGGCAGAAGAGACTGTCTTAATTCGTTTTAAATCCGAAGATGATGCTACAAAGACGACCAAAGCAGTCAATGATGGTCTCGACGACGTCAGCAAAAATGCTGGCAAAGCTGGATCATCATTCTCTGGCATGGGATCAGTGATGACTGGCGTGTTGCAAGGAATTGGGCAAGGCCTTGCAGGCATGGCTGCGCAATTAGGTAGCAAAGCGCTTGGTGCAGTCACAGATTTCATAGGTGGAAGCATTGATGAAGCTTCACAATGGAATTCTGTATTTGCTCAGACACAAGCAGTCGTTGCATCTACTGGAGAAGCAGCAGGATTGACAGCAGCAGAAATGGGACTCTTCTCTGATGACGCAATTCTTGGTGCGCAGAATGTTTTGGCAACATTTACCAACATCAAAGGCCAAAACTTTGGCAGTGCGACGCAGTCAATCCTCGACATGTCGCAAGCATTGGGAATGGATTTGGATTCTGCAGCAATGCAGGTAGGTAAAGCGCTCAATGATCCTGTGGCAGGATTGGCTGCTTTGTCGCGATCTGGTGTGCAGTTTACTGCTGAGCAAGAAGCCATGATTAAAGCCATGGTCGAAGCAGGCAATGTTGCTGGCGCACAAGAAGTAATGATGAAGGAATTGAACACGCAGTTTGGTGGCAGTGCTTCAGCAGCAGTGGACACCTATGCTGGACAGCAGGTCGTGCTGAAAGAGAAATTTGCTGACATTCAGCAGACTCTTGGCATGGCATTGATGCCAATCCTGATGGAGTTTGGCACATTCATGTCTGATACTGTGGTGCCAATCATCGCAGATGTTGTTGGTCAATTGTCTGCATGGATTAATACGATGCAGATGACTGGCACGACGTCTGGCATCTTCGAAACGATACGCAATGCCATTGCTGCGATTCCTGGTGTGCTGGCGCAAATGGGTGCAGGCCTTGCAACAGTGCAGGCATTTCTTCAGCCATTGACTGATGCAGTCATGAATTTTGTTGGTGTGTTTGTTCCTGCGATTACGTCTGCAGGTATGGCAATCGCTGAATATCTCGGATCGCCACAGGTATCTGCATACATCACAACACTCTCGACGTTTTTTGTGCAATTGGCAACGACTGTGCAAGATATCCTTGTGCTGGCGTTTCAAGGTGCAACAATTGCTTGGACATACCTGAGCCAGGCATTCACTATCATGTGGCCATACATCCAGACAGTCTTGGATACATTTCTTTCTGTTGCGACGATTGTCATCAATGCAGTCACAGGCATTCTCACTGCACTGTCACAATTGGTCAAAGGCGATTTCTCTGGTGCATTTGAAACCATGAAAAAAACTGTGGGCACTGCACTGGAGGATTTATGGGGATTCTTCAAAACACTCGACAAGAATCTGTTGACGTTTTTTGAAGAGATCAGACCAACAGTGTTGAAGCTTGGCACTGACATGGTGCAAGGCATCGCTGATGGCATCAAGAGTGGAGCATCATGGATTAAGGATGCACTGCTTCAGGCTGCGAGAGATGCATGGTCAGCAGTGACATCGTATTTCTCTGGTCAAGGTAGTGGTGGCGATGGCGAAGGTGACGATGCACCATCAACGACTGGACGCGCATCATTGACAGGATCGACCAATTCCAATGGCACCACATACTATCTCAACATGACTGCTAACTATGGAAGCCAACAATCAGAATCGTCATTGATCAGCGATGCTAAAGCTTGGATGATGACGATTGGAGCTGGCCAATGAAACTCGAATTCATTCGCGGTACACACACATGGGAATTCAATGTTCCTAATGGCGGCTATTCTGGCATTACTCTGTATGTGACTGGTGCAGTCAATTGGGGCATTGCACCGATCACACGCATTGTGCAAAGAGGCCCATTCCAAGATGGCGACACAGACGTTGACTATCGCATCAATCCTCGTGTCATCAATCTGCCCATTGTCATACCTGGCACAAACTATGGCGAGATGACGACCAATCGCGAAAACCTGATACAGATGTTTAAACCCGGAAACGACACAGCAACACTGCGACATACTCTTGATCCTGACAATCCTTATCCAGAATACGTATTCGCACGTAGCATTGACGTCAAAGTTTCTGGCGCATCGATGGATGCATCCAACACTGATTTCAATGTTCGAGCAATTATCCAGCTTCGCGCAGATGATCCGACATGGTACAACAGCACACAAAATGTGCAACAGATGACGTATACACAGTATGGAACACCAACACCATATCCCAAACCGTATCCAGTGCCATATGGCGCAGAGTCAGTCAATAACACGATATCTGTGGCGTACACTGGCACAGTCATGGCATCTCCAATCCTGCAGTGTGTTGGGCCTTTGACGAATCTCACTCTGGTCGATGGCGCAGGTCGTATGATTCAATTCACATCATCAGTGCCAGCTGGAGACATCTGGACGATTGACCTGCGATATGGCAAAAAGACTGTCGTTGATACTGCAGGCATCTCGCAATTCGCATCGCTCAGCATCTACAGCGATTTGATTAATTGGGGATTGTATCCAGATCCGACATTTGATGCAGGTCTGCAGTATCTCTCAGTCAGTGCGACTGGCACGACGTCTGATTCTAAGGTAACGATGTTTTGGTATGATCGCTACGTCGGTATATAAGGGAGTTTTGACATGGCAGAACAATCAATTGGAATGGCCACAGGTACTGGCGCAGCATATGGTGATGGTAATGTGGGATCGGGATATGCCAGCAGTCGATTGACTGCCATGGAGACGAAGACTCTCAGTGATGGCGTGCTTCAGGTAGGGAATGAAATGGCGATGTCAGGCACTGGCTCAGCAACACTCGCCATTGCTGATGGCGCAGCAGTCGTCGGTGGCTATTTCTACGAAAACACCACATCATCATCAATCAACATCTCTACACTGGCCAATGCCACATACAATGTCGTCGTCATCGTCAATGGCACTGCAGGATCATTGACGGTTTCGCGCAGTGTTGCTGGCACGACTGTGGGCACATACTCTGTGCGTCTTGCAGTCGCTACTAATGCACAGTTATCTGGTCAGACGTATGTCACATTGGGCACTGTGACGGTTTCTGGCGCGTCGATTACTGCAATTGCGCAATCGTATGCGATGTATGGCACAACGACGCAATTGCCATACCAATCCTATGCAACGATGTCTGGTGGCACTGCCACACTGACGACTGCAAACACGTCATATGACATCACTGGTTATTCCTCGCCATCAACGACTGCAGACAATATTTTTAGTGTGAATACAACGACTGGCGAAATCACTGTGCGTCGTATTGGTTTGTATCTGGTGAATGCATACGGTAATTTTACGTCAGGCACCACAGGCAATCGTGTTTTGGCAATCACATTAAATGGTACTAACATCCAGTCCACACGTATGGCTTCGTCAGGTGGATCATCGCACACCATGACGCAGACATCTCTGATTGCGACAACTGCTGTGACTGATGTCATCAAAATTACTGCAATTAGCAGTTTGGCAGGTCAATCATTTGCTTCTGGTATCTTCACTATTAGTCGAGCATAGCCATGGCGATTCAATACGTCATAAAACTATACGACGATACTGGCACTGCTCTTGGCATCGTCACACCATTGAATCTGGCGATTGTGCATAAAATCAATTCTCCAAGCATCGCCACATTCACAGTGAATCTTGATGCGCCAGTCGTCGCTGATTTGGACTATGGATACATCGTGTCGATCACACGCGCAGATGCATCTGCTGGCATGAATGCGTATGAAGAGTTTGTTGGATTCATACGCGCATGGACGCGAGAATTTGGACAGAATCGCATGCTGACTGTGACTGCAGTTGATGCGATGTGCATTCTGCAGGATCGTATTGTGGCATGGTATCCAAGCATGCGAGGTGTCTCGCAATTCACTGTGGCTACCTATCCAACAGCATCGTCAATCATCACTGCACTGTGGAATACAAATGTTGGATCAGATGCAGAAGGAAATTCGCCATACATCACAGCAGCATTGACACGTAGATATGCTTTAGGATTGCAACGATGGACTGATGGTCGCATCAACACAGCGACAGATGCTGTCGATTTGAGCATTGGCGCATCCATGGCGTTGACGTGTTCTGGCGAGAATCTGCTTCTGACGATGCAGAAAATTGCAGATGTTGGCAGCATAGATTTTAAAGTCAATTTCGATGTTGCCAGTCTTGGATATTCCCTTTTCTATGCTTCGACTCTTGGTGCAGATCGGCGGTCATATGTGAAGCTTAGTCAGCTCAATGGCACTCTTGGCACACTGGTCAAGCAGTCCAGCTTGGTAAATTATCCAACATACATCATTGCAGTGGGCAAAGGAAAAGACAAAAACAATCTGCGCAGTGCATGGCCATCTTCTGCACCTACTAATACCGATCTGCGAGAAGCCATGGTCAAGGGAAGCGATAGCACGACAGTCGCTCAGCTGACATCTGTGGCGAAACGCAGATACAATCAGGAACAACGAAAAGTAAAATCGTATGATGTTGAGGTGTTGCAATCCTCGACATGGCGATACGGCAGAGATTATTTCTTAGGTGATCTGGTAAGCATCGCAGTCACATCAACAGAGACTCTGTCTCGCAAAATCTACGCAGTATCACTGGCGATGTCTTCCAATGGTGCTGAAGAGGTGCAAATTGACCTATCCAACATCTAGCTATCTCACAGCCAGCAATGAGCAAGCACTGCGCGAAAGAATTGTGCAATTGGAGCGCGCAGATAATGCTGTGTTTATCAGTCTCACTCGCACAAGCACGCTCAGCATCACTACTGCTGGCGTCACAGTCACATGGCAGGATGAAATTGATGTTGCTGGTGGTATGACATGGTCAGGATCGTCAATCACTGTGCCAATCGCAGGATACTACCTAATCACAGTTATTGGCACACTCAGCACAAGAGACAACATCCATGGAGATTTGCGCGTCAATGCTGTGGAGGTTTGTTCAATGGGCACTGGTGGCCAAAAGGATGTGAAATTTATGCATTCTGTCTGCAGATTCTTTAAATCTGGCGATGTGGTGCAGTATCGAGCAACGACGACTACAGCGACACACACACTGCAGGTAACAGAAGAAGACAGTGCATCAGAATCGCCAATCCTGCACATGGTAATGATATGATTTATCGAATTTTCATGCCTGACAGCATTGCATTTGAGTATTGGGATGACGAAGGCAATCAATATGACGCAGTGCCAGAAGGCGAAATCGTCAGTGATCGGCCATACACTGAAGCTCAGGCAATGAGCGCACTGCGACTGGTGCGCAATCAGAAACTTGCAGACTGTGACTATACGCAACTTCCTGATGTCGGCTTGGATGCGCAGACTGTGGCAGCATGGCAGACGTATCGACAAGCACTGCGAGACATCACTGATGGCCTGATCTGGAATGTTACGACATGGCCTGCAAAGCCATAGTATAATTCTGGCATCACTGTGGTGTCCTATTCTTGGCAGAACTGCATCACAGTGATACAATTTGCATGACGGTGCAGTTTCCTTTCCTGCGTCTGTCATCTGTACTAAAACCACATTGCTCTTGGAGCAATGTGGTTTTGGTTTTCTGCTTTTCTCTCACTGGCATCTATTCTGCAGTAATGTATGCCAGTGATGACGATGCGCATCGAGCAGTGCGATCAGGCAGGCACGGATTACGATATCTAATGACCGCTGAATTCGCATTTCATACTACCACAAAACTCATTGAAAATTGGTCACTAAAATGCTTGCATGTATCATTGATATGCTATATAATTACATCAGGTAAGAGACAGATGACACGAAAGGCAACGACCATGATGACCAATGCAAACATTGAGATGACCAGCACTGACTGCACAGTTTGTGGCGCATCGATTGGCGAATGCGACGGATTCTGCACAGCACTGCCAAACGAATTGGACGATTGCGTAGTCTGTGGCGCATCGATTGGGGAATGCGACGGATTCTGCACAGCACTGCCAAACGAATTGGACGACGCATCGGAATTCTAAGACTCGCAGGCAATGGTGCCAGCACAGTGCTGGCACCACACAGAAAGGAAACGAACATGGATCCGAAATTGATGAAGCTGGAGCCCAAACAGCCAGAAAACTTTACTGATCCCATGGTACGCATCGAGTATTACACTCTGCGGATTGAATGGTCACAGGCAGTAGAAAAGACTGCAACGATGCAAGGGAAGATGGCTTGCAAGAAAGACATAAGTTATTCAGAAGCCATGATCCGGTTTGCAAAAGCCACACTGGAAGCATAAGACTCGCAAGCAATGGCGCCAGTACAGTGCTGGCGCCACACAGAAAGGAAGAGACCATGAAAGAAAACCATCCATTCACTAAGACGAAGAATCCCATGACTGAAGCCATATACAATCGCGTCATAATCAAGGATGCAGAGACCAGAGAAATCAAGATTGCATTCAATGGACTGAACACGACATATGCCGATTTTCAGTCAATCGTCAATCACTGGAAAGAAAAGCATCCAGAAGAAAACGTCGTCGTTTGCTACATTGTCGGTGACGACACACTGTAGAGCGTATAGAGCAATGGTGCCAGTACAGTGCTGGCACCATACAGAAAGGAAGAAACCATGAGTGTGCTGACCGATTTGCGCAGACCGATCACTGAGAGAATCGCAATCTCTATTTGTCGCGCAGACAATGACAAAATCCTGTACACACACCAGTACTATGTCGCAATTGACCGCGAATTTGCAAAGCGCATCATCGGCATGCTGGACTATGCTGATATCGAGTATGGCACTCGCACCTATGCGGTCATGCGCAACGACGAAGGCAGAATCCTCAATCCTATTGGTGGCTACTGGCACGCAACGACACGCGAAGCACGTCGATACAGAAAGGCAAACTAATGCACAACGAATTCTATGCTTGGCTGCGTCGCATGGGCCATGGCGCATACACAGTCAAATTCACTATGGATGTGCGCAATGCGCAGATGCCAGCACTGCATGACGACATCAATCGCGACTATCCTCTGTATCGCTTCATGATTCGTCGTCGCGATGTTGGCGCAGTCTACATCACTGCATCATGCGGATGTGTGTACCTGGTCGAGCGAGACGAAGACTATGTGTATCATGTGTGCGATGCGCATCTGATGCTGAGCATGTTGGAGGAAGCACGCTTCGATACACAGCAAACGGATCCACTATGACTGCACCTACCATCGATACCGATCTTCAGCAGGTCATGGAAGAAATTGCAGAATTGCGTCTTCGATTGTTCGCATGTCTGACATTGCGCGAAAAGCAACGATACGAAGCATTGCTGTATAGGATGTATCAACTATCTCGTGTCATCCAGCATCGCAATAAAGAGCATATGGAGCAAGCATGAGCACACCAAAGATTGAATGGCGAAATACTGGCATGACATGGCGTGTCTCATACGACACGCCAAATCGTCATTATGCTGGACGGATTGCATTAGGTTTGGATGGTCTGTGGATTGGCACATTGGAAGAGACTGGTGGACGCAAGGGAAGAGTCGTCAAATCCTATATGGGAAAGACTCTCAGTGAGGTGCGCTCCATGATCGACGCAGTACTGACTGCAAGAGGAATACATCTATGAAGATTTGTCGAGACGACCTGCGATACACAGACGATGTGATTGCCACACTGCAGAGTGTGCATCCAACATCGTACATTGCAAAAGCATTGAACATCTCAGAAGAAGTTTGATTGCGAAGAATTGCATGCTGGTCGGAAATGCAAATCGAATGTACTGCCATTAGATGCTGATTATTACGCATCGCACACTGTGAAGCAGATTTGTCATGAATTCAATCTGTCAGACTCCACAGTGAGAAACTTTGTGCTTAAGTTTGGATTTAAGACCAGACGCGCAATTCGACCATCAACATACTACAATCGATGGCCAAGCGATGCTGCATGGTATGCAGAAAAGACGACCAGAGAGATTGCTGATACGCTCCATGTGGACACAAACACAGTGAAAAAGTATTGCCACAAGCATGGCTTTGCAAGGAAACGAATCTATACACACATCAAATGGCCAACAGATGCATCGTACTACGCAGCGAAGACGACTGCTCAGATAGCAATCGATTTGGGCGCATCATCTGATTCAGTGAGAGATCACTGCAGACGACATGGATACACACGCATGCCATATCGCAAGGAAAATGGATGGCCTAATAATCCCGAATGGTTTGCTTCTCGCACACGCAAGCAAATCTCTGCAGAATTAGGTATTGCATACCACACTGTACGAATGCGTATCTGGCGCATGAACATTGTCTGTCTCGATGAGGAAGATGCTTGACAGATAAATTGATATGCTATATGCTGGACAGGTAATCTTGGTACAAGGCGCACTGCGCAGTACATAATTGGTATCGTCAGAAAGGAAACGACCAATGAGACACATCACTGAGGAACAGGCCAAGGAAATGCGCCAGACGGTTTCTGAGCGTAGTGCATCGTATGTGGAGTTTGCTTCACAGGTAGCATATGTGATTGGCGATGTGATTGCCTATGACATCTACAGTGAAGAATTGCTTCGTCGCATCGATGTCGAGTGTGGCACATACCAGATTGATCCCTTGGATGCCATTCCGACATGGGAAGACGTCAATCCAAACACCTAGACAACAGGAAGCCATGGAGCAGTCGCTGTGACTGCTCCACTATACACAAGGGAGAAACTCCATGAGTGATTTTGAGCGCGATCTGCAAGACATCAACTATAGCCATGAGCGAGAAGACATTGGCGATGGTATTCCTCGCATCTCTTGGCTATCAACGACGAAGACCACAGGCATTGTGGGGAAATTCTACGCACGCGCATCGCAATTGCCTGATCTGCTGGCACCATGGGAAAACGCAGAATTGTTCGACGACGAAGATGGCTTTACTGCATCATCATTGCGTATTGTCGTCATTCGCACACGCACACAGGCATACACTGAAGAGACGACCAATGGCATTCGCACGAAGACATGGCATCCACACTGGAAAGCCAATGCCAACATGCGTCTGTACACTGAGATTCTCTGTCTCATTGAAGGCCATGATGATGTGGTCGTCTGGCCAGTCAAAGGTTTGGTCGGTCGAGGTGTCACAGCAATGAAGAGTGAATCTATCTTTGCAGCAATGCGAGATGTTGCGACGGAAGCAAAGAAGACTGCGAAACGCGACATTCCAAGCTTCATGTTCTGGACACCGATCACACAGCCATTGGACAGAAAGAATCGTCTGATTACGACTGATACTGGATACGGATCTTCAGTCATCATTCCAAAGATTGGTTTCGACATTGCCAAGATTGACCGCGATCTGTGCGCATCACTCTATGTCGGAAAGACCATGATGGAAAAAGCCCAGACGGCATTCGAGGAATATCGCGACTGGTCAAAGGAAATGCGTACCAATGACGAGATGCCTGCTGAGCAGGCAGTGCAAGAGACTCGCAACACGCCAGTAGAGTATGATGAGGATTCTCGACCATTCTAGGTCGTATCGAGATGCGCAGTGTGTAAGCACTGCGCATCTCATTGGAGGTTTCCATGCAATTCGGATCTGTCTGTAGTGGTATCGAAGCTGCATCTGTTGCACTCAATCCTCTTGGCATGCATGCTGCTTGGTTTGCTGAGATTGACGCGTTTCCATCTGCAGTGCTGGCGCATCACTATCCAGACACGCCAAACATTGGCGATATGGCACTGCTTCCTGAGCTGATTCGCACAGGCAGTGTGACTGCACCAGAGATGCTGTGTGGAGGAACACCATGCCAAGCATTCAGCATGGCAGGCAATCGCCAGAGTCTCGACGACGATCGCGGAAATCTTAGTCTTATATTCTGTGAGGTCGCAAATGCAATTGACGATGTTCGAAGAGGAAATGGACAAAAGCCAGCAATCATCCTCTGGGAAAATGTTCCGGGAGTTCTCAGCACGCATGACAATGCCTTCGGTAGTTTTCTCGCAGGCCTTGCTGGCGAATCAAAACCTCTTATCACACCAAGGAACAAATGGCCAAACGCGGGTATTGTCGTTGGCCCAGTCAGAAGCATTGCATGGCGAATTCTCGATGCTCAATACTTCGGATTGGCACAACGACGCAAGCGTGTGTTTCTTGTCAGCAGTGCTAGAGACGATATCGATATCGGACAGATACTATTTGAATTCGGAACAGTGCAGAAGCATCATCGACCGATCAGAGAGATACGGAAAGCAAATACCGAATCCGCTGAGAGAAGCACTGATGGCCAAAGCTCAGCAGGAATGACGTACAGCATATCTGGCAATGGTGTCCACATTGGAAAGCTTGGAAATGCACCAGGTTTCTATGAAGAGATTTCGCCAGCAGTCACACTGAAACATCATGCAAGCGTAGCATTCAAGGTGCGAGGAAAAGGCACCTACACTGGTGAGAATGGTGAACGCATCGTCAACACAAACATTTTTGGTGGACATGGCATGATTGTTTCAGAAGAAAAGACGTTTACCATTGCATCAACACAGGATCAGTACATTGCACACGACCACACGATCTGGCAGAAGATTGGCTTTGATCCCATGCGTGTCCAGACTGACGACATCGCTCCAGCACTAACATCGCACATGGGCACTGGCGGAGGAAATGTGCCCATGGTCGATATCAGACGACTGACACCAAGAGAATGCGAGAGACTGCAAGGATTTCCAGACGACTACACACTGATCCCTTTCAAAGGGAAAATGGCATCTGATGCGCCAAGATACAAAGCATTAGGAAACTCATGGCCTGTTCCTGTGGTGCAATGGATTGGCAAACGTATAATGGAGATTCTCAAATGACGACGAAACCCGGCCGGAAGCCATCTGGCATCACATCGGTATACATCAGTGTGCGACTGCCATTGAGCATCGCACAAGCACTGCATGTGCTGGCAGCATCAAAGAAGACGTCGAGGAATAAGCTTATTGGCGATGTGCTTCGCGCAGTCGCATCTGAGGTGCAGGAATGAAACCATTGGACAATTTAGAAGAAATGCTGAAAACCTATCCAAAGCAATACGAAGCATTCATGGTTAATTGCGACCAATTAGCCACACTGCATGTCATCAAATCACAAGCGTATGGCGCCAATGCGATTGGCAGGTTTGGTCTCCATGGCATCGTTGTGCGCATGAGCGATAAGATTGAGAGACTCATCACACTGTCTACCAATCCACACACGACGACTGATGATGAATCCATCGACGACACACTGCGCGATCTGGCAGGATACGCCATCAATGCACTGATACTGCGACAAGGGAAATGGGGAAAATGATGTACGATAGCAAAGCACACGCAGAAACTCTACGCATACGACGCAATGCAATCAGGAAGCAAGCAAAGCATCTTGACAAATGCATTTTGGATTTGCATGGCGCAATCAGTCTGTTGATGACACGTCCAGACTCTGTCTTGCAATGGCAGGCAGATCAGACCATTGGCATTGTCCAAGAGTCTCTGAGCGTGTTGCGACATCTGGTCAATACGTACAACTATCCAGACGAGAAAAACGCATGACGTATCGCATCATACAAGGCGATTGCATCGAAGGGATGCGCACACTGCCAGATCAGTCTGTGCATTGCGTCGTCACATCGCCTCCCTACTATGGTCTTCGAGACTATGGTACTGCATCATGGGAAGATGGCGATCCTGCGTGTGACCACAAAGGAAATCCAATGGGCACACGAAAAAACGCAGGATCAAAAGACGGAAAAACCGCATTGTATTTCGAGCCATTCTATGACATTTGTAGAAAATGTGGCGCACGTCGCATTGACCAACAGATCGGTCTTGAAGAATCGCCAGATGCATATGTGGCGAAGATGGTCGACGTCTTTCGCGATGTGCGACGCATCCTGCGCAATGATGGCACAGTGTGGCTAAATCTTGGAGATAGTTATTATGGTGCAGCACCAAATCGAACAGATAAATCTGTTGGTGGTGTTTCTATTTTCAAACCTAAAGACCTAATCGGCATCCCTTGGCGTGTCGCATTTGCACTGCATTCTGATGGATGGTATTTGCGCCAAGACATCATATGGCACAAGCCAAAAGTAATGCCAGAGTCTGTGACCGATCGATGCACAAAATCGCACGAATATATCTTCCTGCTCAGTAAGAGTGAGAGATATTACTACGACAATGAAGCAGTGAAGGAAAAAGCAGATGAGAATCGTAAAGATGAAGGATTGGGTGCAGAAAATGGCATGCGAAACCGTCGCAGTGTGTGGACAGTCGCACCAATGGCTTATGCCGAAGCCCATATCGCAGTGTATCCGACAAAACTTATTGAGCCATGCATCTTGGCAGGATGCCCAGTAGATGGCACAGTCTTTGATCCATTCACTGGATCTGGTACGACTGCTCTTGTTGCATTGACCAATGGCAGGTCGTATATTGGTACGGAATTGAATCCCGAATATGTCGCATTGGCCAACAAACGATTGTCAGCCATACAGCCAAAGATGGATCTGGTATGAACATTGATGACCTCAAATCGCAGCCAAGATGGGTGTGCTACACAGCGAAGAAAATTCCTGTGGATGCCAAATCTGGACGCAATGCATCGTCCACAGACTCGTCCACATGGACGACACATGACGAAGCAGAGAAAGCCGTAGGGAAATACAACACTGTTGGTGTTGGCTTTGTGCTGACTGGAGACGGCATTGTTGGCATCGACCTAGACGCATGTCTCACATCGATGCCTGACGGATCGGTGAAGCCATCATCTGTCGCAAAGCAGGCATTGTATTTCGCCAAATCCTACAGCGAAATATCTCCAAGCGGAAAAGGCCTGCACATCATTGGCACTGCAGAGATACCTGAAGGAAGCAGACTCAAAGGACGCACTGCTGGTGGCGATAAAGTAGAGATATACGAGACTGCCAGATATTTCACATTCACTGAGAATCTCACTGAAGGATCATCTGAGGAATTGACCGACATCCAAGATGCGGTCGATTGGCTTATCGAGGAATTGAAGGATGCACATCAGGCAGAAAAACCTTTGCCAAATGTCGCACCAAGCAATGCTGACTATCCAGATGCTTGGGTAAAGGAAGTAATGCAGCGACGCATCAATGCAGGTATACGCATGGTCGCAAATGCTTCTGAAGGCGATAGACACGAGACTCGCATTCGCGCAGGTAGACTGCTTGGAGGATATCTTGCTGGCGCTGAGTCGATTGGCTTTTCTCAATACTCTGATGACCAGATTACTGACATGCTGTATGGCGCACAGATTCCTCGCACTGGCGCACAGCGACAAGAGCGGAAAGCAATCGTTGATGGCATTGGATATGGACGACAGGCACCATTGCCTATTCCTCGACCAACAGCGAAAGCAGTGCCAATCAAAACATCGTCACAGGATGCACTGACAGACTCTGAGACAAACGATGTCGCAATAATCGATGCGCCATACCATCACACTGATGTTGGCAATGGAAAAAGACTGGTGGACGCAACAAAAGACAAATTGCGATACGTGCCAGAATGGAAAGCATGGATTGTGTGGAATGGCCAAAGATGGGAACACACTGACGTTCATGCAGTCAAGCGACTGGCACACGCAGTCGTGCTTGAAATGTACAAAGAAGCTGGTGGATCACTCGCCATCAATGCCGATCTGGCGAAATGGGCACTGAAGAGTGAATCCACATCGCGCATCGATGGCATGATTGCAGAAGCTCAGCCATATCTTGTCGCAAAGCCAGCAGAATTCGATTCCTCTCCATGGCTATTCAATTGCGCCAATTGCGTCGTCGATTTGCGCACCATGACTGTCATCAAGCATGATCCTGCACTGATGCTGACGAAAATCGTCAATGTCGAGTACAAAGAAATTCCCATGTCGCAGAAATGGCAAACATTCCTGCGCACTGTCTTCCAAGACGATGCCGATCTGATTGACTATGTGCAGAAAGCTGTCGGATATACCATGACTGGCTCCACAGATGAGCATTGTCTTTTCTTCTGTTATGGCAATGGGGCCAATGGTAAATCTTCATTCATGAAGGCACTGAGCATCATTGCTGGCGACTATGGCACTACATCATCTATCGAAGCACTGCTTGACCACAGGCAGGATGGCGAAGGTGCCACACCAATGATTGCTGCGCTTGTCGGAAAACGATTCGCCATGGCCTCAGAGATGCCAGAAGGCAGAAAGCTCAATGAATCCAGAGTGAAAGACATCACTGGTGGCGATGCGATCACTGCGCGCACACTCTACGGAAAGCCATTCGTGTTCAATCCGTCGCACACTCTCTGGATTACTGGCAATCACAAACCTCGCATTACAGGTCTCGATGTGGGCATCTGGCGACGTCTTCGCATCCTACCATTCACTGCAACTATTCCAGAAGCACAGCGAAAAGATCCAAGAGAATTGGAAGCCATGTTTCATGAGGAATCAGAAGCCATACTGCAATGGATGATCTTTGGCGCACATCTCTGGTATAGGAATGGTCTTGGCTCATGCGAAGCCGTCGAGAAGGCAACGACGGAATATCGTGGAGAGGAAGACATTGTTGCGCGATTCATCCAGCAGAGATGCGTCATGAATCTCACTGCTGTCATCAGCAAACACACGCTTTATGACGCATGGAAAGAATGGGCAGAAGACGAAGGCGAAAGAGGTGCATCATTCAAATCACAGCGATGGCTTGTGCAGCAATTGCTGACACGGTATGCAGAGATCGGTGCAGTCTCGCACAATCGCTCTTCTGTGTTTGGCATTGGTATGCTGGATGAGTTTCGCACTGCACCTGACGAAACACGGCCGTCGCGCAGTCAAATGCGTCGAGGCGAAGCATAATCATGTGCATTAAGACATTAACTGCACTATGTTTTCCAAGAGTTTCTACTATATTCTCTTCATGTACATACTTTACAAAAAACATACCTACTTAATGTCTTAATGCAGTGAAGGAAGATGAAAATGGCCAAGCGAGAGAAAGGCGATCTTTTCATGGATGCCAAAACCGACAACAGTCCAATCATAAAAAAGAGTGTGCCTGCACTGTGTCTGTGTTGCATGCGTGCCATGGATACTGCCACACCATATCCACAGCTTTGCACACTATGCAGGCAGGATGCGTCTGGCTCACTGACCATTGTGGCGCATGAGGTAGACGAATTGGAAACCACATGGCGCACAGCACTGCGCGCATCGCAGATCGACACGCAACAGCGATTTGTGTCCATGATGGAAAGCGCATCATCTGCATATGGGCCAGGTACAGCAATGAAGCGCAAAGAGGCCATTGACCGCTTCAATGTGCGACTCGATGCCAGCATTCTGCAAGGTGGCGAATTCGCCATGCTGGCATCCAAATGGCGACAATGGAAGACACGCAGTAGTGATCGGGATTTGATTGATATCATGCTTGCATTCACTGGCGAAGGTGTGCAGAAATGAGCAAGGGATACATTCCAAGGTTTCGCCAGAAGCTCGACGACAATCACAAAGCCATTGTGGCAGCATTGACATACTGTGGTGCCATGGTCGCAGACCTGAGCAATGCTGGTGGTGGCGTACCTGATTTACTCTGTGGCTATCGTGGCGCACTCTTCTGTGTAGAAGTAAAATCTCCAAAGGGATCACTCAGTCTGAAGCAGAGAGAATTCTTTGCGCAATGGTCTGAATATCCAGCAGTCGTCATACGCACAGTAGACGAGGCCATGGACATGATGGAGATACTGCGCAATGCATACGATATATCGGAAATTGATTGGCAGATATTGGTACCACATCGACGTCGGGCCAAGCGGAAGGTGGATGATGGTCAGAGAGAAAGCAGACGACGAGGAAGACGAAGTAGTGACACGTGGCAGCAGGATTGATGCCACACTGGCACTGATCTTAGAAGACATCGTCGAGGAATTGCAGGCATTAGCAGAAGAGGTGCAGAGTGATTGAGTTTATTGCAGGATGCGTGCTTGGTTTTGTGACTGCGACTGTTGCGATTGTCGTCGGTATGGCATTGGAGCAACGAAGATGGAAGCCATGAAAATGATTGCTGGTCTTGGAGTAATCATTTTTGGCGTGTCGTTGTTCATGCACTATTCCACAGGCATGCCAATCATGCATGCGATTCTCTTGCATACCATGTACTGTGTCATTGGCATGGGGATGGCCATTGCATACGAAAGGTGGCGCTGATGGAAACCATAGTATTGTTTTGGTATCTGCTGTGTGCTGGCAGTGATTGTCGCGTCGAGCCATTCGCTGTGTCTCGCGAAGCATTGGCCATCATCTCATGCGAGTCTGGCGATGGCCACAACTATGGCACATATACGACGCAGTCCAGATCGAAAACACATGATGGTGGACTGTTTCAATTCAACGACAAAACGTATCTCTGGCTAATGGGCACCGATCATGCGCAGAGAGATTCATACGAAAACCAGTACACAGCATTTCGCAGATTGTGGAGTGATGGCACTGGATGGAGGCATTGGAAATCTTCGCAAGCATGCTGGTCACAATGGATGGTCGTCATTGATGGAAGGGCAGTGTGGCAATGAGTAGCACGATGCAGGTCTTGGAATTCTGGCGATGGAAACGCATGGAGATCGACGCAGAAATTGCAAAGCATCCTGAGCGACAGGATTTGCACATCTGGCGCAGTCAAATCACTGTGAGGATTGAGCAATTGCAGAGGCAGGTCTACAAAGAGGAAGCAGAGAAACGCGCATGAAAATCGACGTTGATAATCAGCATGGCTTTGTGGAATTGGTAGACTGGATGACCGTCAATCCATCAGAGAAAATCACTGATGCTGCCAGAGTAAGCTATGACAGAGACGGTGCGCATGATGCTGAGAAGGATGCGCGTCTGATTGCGCGTCTGGCCAAAGATGGGCACTGGTCTCCATTCCGTCATTCGCCAGTCACACTGATGGTGTCTTGTCCAGAGTTTGTCGCACGCCAATGGTATAAGCATGTCGTTGGCTCTACATACGCATTCGTCGATACTGGATGGAATGAGGTTTCGCAGAGATACAGCGAGGTGTTGCATGCATATTATCCAGACGTCGTCCATGTGCAAAGCTCAGTGAGCAAGCAAGGATCCGCTGAAGCCATGGACGAATTGCATGCAAAGCAATTGCGCGAATCAATCGAGACATCACTGCTTCACTATCACTATCTGATTGCGCATGGCATGTCTCGCGAGGAAGCACGCATGGCATTGCCATTGGCAGTCTACACACGATTTTACTGGACTGCATCGCAGCAAGCATTGAAGCATTTCGTCAGTCTGCGCACACACAGCACTGCGCAAAGCCATATCCGATTCTACGCAGATGCAGTCAATACGATTTGCGACCATCACTATGGTCAAGCATGGAAGGCCTTCGAATGATTTTGCATGACGTCGAGATAGAGAGACTGGCACACGCAGGCATGATTGAGAATTTCGCACCGTGCGAAAGTCGTCCAGATGTGATTTCCTATGGCCTGACATCGTTTGGCTATGACATGCGTGTTGCAGATGAATGGATGGAATACGCAAACGACACAGTAGATCCAAAGAATCGCGACGCATTCGATGTCATGGCAGTGCGCACATACAAACAATCAGAGTATGTGATCGGTGCTGGAGAGTTTGTGCTGTGTCGCAGTGTAGAGAAATTCGCCATGCCTGAGGATGTCATTGGCATCGTTGTTGGCAAATCGACGTATGCCAGATGTGGTCTTATCATCAACTGCACACCAATGGAGCCGGGATGGCGAGGCGAATTGACCATTGAGATACACAATGCGTCGCTGAATGCAGTCAAGATTTACGCCAATGAAGGAATTGCGCAGGTCATGTTTTTCCGTGGAGATCGGCCAAGAGTGACATACTCTGACAAACGAGGAAAATACCAAGACCAATCTGGTGTCACACTGCCAAGGATGCAGCAATGAATTCTTGACAGTGATGCGATAATGAAAGCAGAAGCCAATGCATCTGCGAAAGGCACACCATGACAAACGCACTAATACCAATCCCATTGGCGACTGAGCTTGGCATTCCGGGAGGCACATACACTGCGACGCAAACTTTTGTGCAGGTAGACAAAGCCGGTCAATGGTTTGCGACGTCCATGGGATCACATCTGATACCAAGCAAGAAATTCGCAATCCATTTGTGGTATCGCAAAACCATCACTGCATCATGGGAATTGATTCAGTTTGTCGAGGATGCACATGGCAACATCACTGTGATCGGCAACGAATTATTCTTCATTGTCAATCGTGGCAATGGCACGACGTTCATGAATAAGATTCAACGATGGCAAGGTGTTCGCTGATGGCATATGCGTATGCGTTGATGCAATGGAAGACTGTCGCAGAATTTCGCATGCATCTCGACAGGCACAATCCAGATGTGGCGCCATGGGCCAAAGGTGTCGTGCTACATCACACATGGAGACCGACACCAAGCCAATGGAATGGAAAGCGCACCATGGACGCCATGAGCGCACGATACCAAGCCATGGGCTGGCGTGGTGGCCCACATTTGTTCATTGTGCTTGGATCTCCAAAAGTAGAGAATGATGGTATCTGGCAGATGTGTCCACTAAATGTGGCAGGCATTCACTGCAGTGATTTAAAAGGCAATGCGTCGATGTGGGGCATTGAGGTCGTTGGCGATTACGATGTGCGTCCATGGCCAGACGATTTGCATACCATGGTGCGTGCGACGACTCTCGCACTGATGGCATGGCATGAAATCACTGTGACATCTGACACGCTCAAAGGCCATCGAGAATACCAAGCTGCGCGCAAGACATGTCCAGGATCAGCAATCAACATGGAAATGATTCGACAAGAGTTTCGAGCATACCAAGGAAATTATCATGAGTGAGACTGTGGAAACAAAGCTGGCGCGCATAGAAGAAAAGCAAGACATGATTTTGCGACGTCTGGAATCTGGAGATGCCAATTTCAAAGAGTTTGAGAAGCGCATTGCGCGTCTCGAACAACAGGTCTATCTGGTCATGATTGCAGGTACTGGCGCATGGATGCTGTTTCTTGCATGGTTTCGCATGGGAGGTGCATGATGAAGCGATGGTACAAATCCAAGACGGTTT